CCTTCACCATCAGCATCACGATCTCCAGCAGAACGAACTTCAATTTTATCAAAATCATAAAGTTTTTTATTATAAGTTCCAGTTAATTTCTCAAACTCTCCAACACGATCACTACCACCAACAATTCTAACATTTGCATATCCATCAGCATGTGCTTTTTTCATTACATCAAATATAGTTCTATTCGCAGGATCATTAACAATCTTTCCACTATGATTTGGAAACATTTGTTTCATAACTTCAACTTTACTATCAGCATCTAATGGATTTTTTTTCTTATCTTGACTCCTTGATGGAACAATTACATAATCACCATCATCAGAAGATGTTGCAACAGTATCTAAAAGTTTTTGATGTCCTGTGGTTGGTGGATTAAATCTACCAAATGCAATTGTCAAAGTTCCCTTAGTTTTCTCCACCTCTGGTGGAATCATCTCAATTGGTTTTTCTGCCTGTGATGCAGGTTCTGCTTTTGCTGCAGACGCAGATGTTGTTTGTGATAATTTTCTTTCTTTTTCTGATTGTGGTGGATCTTGCTTACCTATCTTCTGTCTTTTATTAAAAAATTTAAGTTGTCCTTTCTCTGTTTTTGCTACAAATTCTCCCTTCTTATCATACCACCCTCCATGACCATCAGTCTTTAAACCCATACGTGTGGCTTGTTGAACTGCCTGTGATTCAGTAAAAAATTGGAAAAATGATTTCATTTATAAAGTTTGGGTGTTACTTTTCTTTCGTTGGCGATAAGATAGTTAATGAGATTTTGCCTCATAATAATATATTTATCCTGATTACGTTTACGTTTTTCAGAAGTAATCGTTTTATCAATGGTCATAAAACAATGATGTAAAAAATCATTAAAGATTTGTTTTCGATTTCTTGACCGAGGTTCAAAGGATTGTATTAGTTGTTCGATTGTTTTATTCATTAGTATATTTTCAAAAAAGGACCGTTGTTAGAAGAAAATTCTTTTTTAGCACCATAATATAGAACTCTACACCACTCTTCTAGTTTATCTTTTGATGCTATTTCTGACCATATATGTGCCCATTCCATAGAAATTAATTTAGAAGAAAATCTTCCAGCAGAACTTCTATCCTTATTTCCAGTTTCATATTCAATTGATTTATTTAATATTTCTTCAAACGTATCTCCTATCTTAACATTATTTTCATAGACTGCAATCTCACCAAAGTCTATTTCATAAGTAGAATCTTTTAATTCATTATACAAATCTATCCAATATTTCTTATCAGTATCTTTCCATTTACCAACTAAAGGGATATGTGGATGTCTAGATGCAGATGAAGGTCTTTCTAAACTGTTACTCTCTAAAAAATCATCTAACGCAATACTGGAAACTTTACCAAGTTTAGCACCAGCATCTCTACCTTTCGGAGTTAAATCAGTCTGACTTACATTTCTTGCTTTCGAATATTGAAAACTACGTGTCTGACCATGTATTTCTGCACCAGATTCTGTTTTTAAATCAAATCCTAATTCTCCAGTATCAAACAAGTAATTTGCCTTTTTACCTAATGTAAGTGTGCATTTTAGAGATCCATCAATGGGTTTAATATTAACACGAGTAGACTTATCATCTCTCATATTTGCCAATTCTACATTTGCTTTTAACTTATTTAATTTAATCGCCTTTAAAGAAATTCCTATTAAAATTTTATCCTTTAATGCCTCTCTCATATAAGCATTCAAAATAAGAAGATTGGCATCTTTTGACATACCTTTCATATTTGTCAATTCACGAATCGTTCCTTCTATAGTCTTCTTCATATTTTTCTTTACCATTACAATATCCATAGGATCCCATCTGTCCTTAACTGATACACCACAATCAGTTTTTGCTATGTTTTCAATAAAAGGCATTATACCTCTATCTCTGGAGTATTCATATCCTTTCTGTTTTCCAATATAACTTTTTACAGCATCAACTTGTTTTTGATATGTTATCTTCCATTCTATACTATAACCATCATATATCTTTAGCATTTCTTTTGCAGATGGTTCTTTACCCTTTTCTATAACAGATTCAAAAAATACTCTTGATCCGTTTTCTTGTTTTGCTGTTTCTTGAGCGTTAGTTGCCATATTAAGATATCTTTGCGTGAGGTCCGAATTGTCCTTTAGTTGTAATCTTTAAACCAAAGTATAATATATCTGTCCAAAATACTGGTTGTTTATCATGATATTTTAGAGCATCGTGCCAGAAATTTAAAAGTGACATTTTTGCTATACCTTCTTTTTGACGAGATTCATATGCCATATATACACTATTTGCCCAATCTTCAAATTTCATTGAAACTTTATAATTGTTTTTAGGATGTTTGTAAACTAAATTAAACCATTCCTTGTATTGTTTATACTCTTTAGATGTGTTATTCTTTATAATTTTAGTAAACTCATTTGCATTTTGAGGATAAGACTTATATTTATTATCAAAAGTTACACCAGATTTTTGATGTTTTAACCTTTTAAGAAGAGGTTGAATTGGTGATTGTCCTCCTTGTGCTCCTTTCTCACCTTCTATTTGTGAATTAAACTGCAATTGTCCGTCAGATCCTCTAGTAACATCAACTCTAAATTTTTCACCAAAGTAAATATAAGTAGTTGCTGCAACACCTTTACCACCAAAAGCTTTTGCACCAGCTCTTGCATCAGCTTGTCCAGGATTATTTTCAAAAACATTTCGAATTTGAAAACGAATATCTTTCATTTCAAATTCATCCAATGCTTTCCAAGTTTTAAGTTTGGTTAAATTTTTTGATGTATCAACATTGAATAGTTTAAAACTACCACCAGAATCAATTTTTTTAAGGGATATTCCAACCAATTCTTTTTTTTCAATCAATCTAATTAAATGACCATTTAATTTCAATAAATTATCTGGACTTGGATTTTCTGTTTGCTTTGTAATTTCATCTTCAAGACTTTTTTGATCTTTTGTTTTAACTGCCCAAATATCAGCAGGATTCCATTGTGTATAATTTCTTCCCACTTTTTTAGTAGAAGAAATAGTTAAAGTTTTTAGATGTTTTGAAAAAAATACTTGCATATCATCTTCATTTTTATAATCTTTATGTTTAAATTTAGACCATTTAGTTGAACCATAATATTTAAAAAACAATTCATTTTGTTTAAGAAATGTATAAATCCAACTATCTAACTTATGACTAAATTGTTTACCAAAAAGTTTTTCTAAATCTTTGTAAACATCATTTACTATGATGTCTTCTGCGGTTTGAAATATTTCACCTTTAGATTTTAATGCTGCATTAAATATCAACCTAGTTGCTGGTTCTGATATAGTTGGAGGAACTACCTTTCCACCTTTAGCATCTTTTTTAGATGGATATTCTTTTACATCAAAATCAATATACCTTGGACTTACACCATTATCAAGATATCTTAATCTAATAACTGGATTATCTATTTTTTTGTTTACACCTTTTAGTTTTTCTACTCTCTTTTCTAAAGAACCACCTTTAAACTTTTCCATCAAAGTTTTAATCATTTTACTTTTAAAATTTTTTAAAAGTTGTTCATGATCAGGACTATCTAAGACAATCTGTATACCACCTGTTTTTGCAGTTTTTATATTAAATAATATTCTCTCAAAATAAACCTTGCCTTTAGAATCCTTCTTACCTAACTTCTCAAGATAAGTTTCTATATCATCAGTAGTTATCTTGGTAGCCATTGCCAATATTTACTTTTTGAAGTATTTATTGATAATGTCTATCTGATCTTGATACTTGGCAATTATATTCAATTCAGTTTCGATTGCTTCTGTAATGTCAGAATGCTCACCGATACCTGCAGGGTTAGTTAAATAAACCTCTACGTTTGCAACATGTTTTTGAATGTCTCCATTAGCATGTGCTAAAAGTGCTCTAATTAGTTGTTCTCTCATCGGTCTCCCTCCTTACGGTTTTCTGAATAGTGTACATCGAAATCTCCACCAGGATATCTCTTCTTTAATTTATTAACATTACCTTCTATCACTTCATCAAGAGTTACATTCAAGGCAGCACAAGCCTGCATGACGTACCAACAAACATCACCCAACTCAATAACAAGGTGCTCACGATTATCATCGTTCCAAGGTTTTCCTTGGAAAATAATCTTCTTAACGATCTCCATAAACTCACCACCTTCAGCACTAATCCCAACAGCAGCAGTAAGAAGCCTGTGAATATTGGCACCTTTTCCGTCAAGGGTACTAAGACTCTCAAGGAAAGATTGATAATCCTTACTGGGATCGGATGTGACACCATCCACGAATATAGCGTATTTGTTGAGGTCAACTTTATTATCAGTGTAATTTATATTTGGTTGTTGATCGTTGTGTGTGTTGTAGTCTCCAGACATAATTAAAATTTACTTTGTGGAATAAAGAACAATAAGACCAGGAATGATAATGAAAAACTGTGGAAGAAAGTTTAAGATAATTGCTCGTTCTCCTGATTTAAAACCAACATAAACCCATCCAGCAGCACCAATCATTTGCAGAATGCTATTCCAAGGAGTCCAACCCATAACATGAAATACCATTGCAATCAGAATTACAACAGCACTTGACCATTTAACTCTTTGGACTATCAAAATTTAAATTCTGCAAATGACTTTTTAGGTTTTGTATCTTCTTTATTATACTCCTCTTCCTTTCCATTGTCAAGAATATCTTCCTGTGCTTTTTGCTCACAGTCATATAATCTCATCTTTGCACGATCTATTCCTATTACAAATCTCTTAAAAATAGTAGGGTCGTTGTATCGGTTCTTAAGTTGTTTTACCATTATTTGATTTAACCCCTCAAGCTCCTCTGTACTAATAAGAGCAAACATAAGATCAGCAGTGGCGGGAAGACCGAACGACTCGCTTGTGTCAGTAAGATCAACATCACTACTACCGAAACCAGAACGAGTCGTCTGAGTAGCGGAGAAGATAGGTACATTAGTCTCAACTGCAAGACCACGGAGTTCTTCAGCAATGGCTTTAATATACGAGTAAGAATTGACATTAGATCCTGCCTTGTAACGTGAGGATGCACATATATTTAAATAATCTATGAATATTATATCAGGTTTAAAAGATTTTTTCAACGAAAGTTCATTAAGTAAACCTTTGAAATGTCCACTATGTGCTCCTGCGGTTGGATATTCTTTGATAATTAAATGACCTTGTGTTTTCTTTGACACGGAAGTCACTTTATTTTCAAACATCTTCTTTGGTAAATCAGTTAGATTCTGTATTGAGACATCTAAAAGGTTTGCATCAATTCGTTCAGCAATTTTTTCCTCTGCCATTTCCATTGTAATGTAGAGTACGTTCCGTCCTTGGAGCAACACGGAGCTAGCAAAATGGCACATGAATAAAGACTTCCCGACACCCGTACCAGCAAGTGCGATATTAAGAGTCTTGTTAGGTAAACCACCTTTCGTAATTTTGTTAAAATACTCAAGATCGAATGAAATTTTTTCTTCTTTCTTGTGATAAAACTCATACCTGTCTTCGTAGTTTAGTAAGTAATCATGACCAATATTATTATCAAAAGAAACTGATAGTGCATCTGATAAGATATTTGGAATCGCATCACGATTCTTTTTATCATCATTCCCATCAGCAATATGAACTGATTCCATTAATGCAAGATATATTGCACGATCACGACACCATTTCTCTGTAGAATCAAGCAACCATTGATCATCTACTGGAGATTTCACAAGATTTTGATTCATCTCATAAATTTCTTTCGATTCAGTATCAGTTAAATCAGTTCTATTTTCAACCTCAATATTTAGTGCTTCAATTGTGATGGATGATCCATACTTAACAATAAAAGATATTATCTCCTCAAACACTACCTTTTCTTTTCTATCCTCAAAGTAATCAGGTTGAATAAAAGGAATTACTTTACGTGCATATTCCTCTTTATGTATTAAGTTTTTAAGAATTGTAGATTCAATTCGTTCCATAAGAAAACTGTTTTTTGGAAATTTCGTCTAACTTACCCATTACATCTTCTGTAAAATATTTTTCTGGTTCTGCATATATTTGTTTGGCATATATTTTCTTACCATCAATCTCATATCTTCCAGCAGTGTTCTTCCAGAGTCCACCAAGTTCTCCTAATTCAAGAAGACCATAGTAACGATCAAGACCTCTCTCATCATAATAGAGTCTTATTTCGACTTGTTGATTTTCTTTTGAGAGTCTGCTTTTAGCTGTCTTAGCTTTAATAATGTTTCCAACAACTTCTGTCTTATCCTTTTCCTTTTTTTTGCTGAGATAAA